AGATGCCAAGTGAGAATATTTGGTTGGCACACCACAAACAAATTAAAATTACCTACTGATAATTTACCTTGGGCACATCCAATGTATCCAATTAATGGTTCTAAAATGTTTTCTGCACCACAGTTAGGTGATTGGATTCTTGGTTTCTTTTTGGATGGTGAGAACGCACAACAACCGGTGATGATGGGTGTTTTACCTGGATTGAAAATAAAATGAGCAGAAAATTACAAGAATTACACACCTTGACAGCTAAAGCAAATAAAATTCATATACTATATGATGCAGGTGCAATCACATCTGAAGAATTTGTGAAACGAATAAAAGAATTGGATTGTCATTGCCATAATGATATTGTTTTGGATAAAGAACATGCCGAACTTGATGTTTGTTATAGAGAATTGTTGGATGGAATTTTAAGAGTGTATCATTTAGAAAACAAAGAGACATAATATGGCTATTGCATATGACGCAAATGGTTTTGTCATTGGTGATATTCCAGATCCAATTTCACCAACAGCAACCCAAGCACAAATTCGTGCGGTAGATAATGCTATTGCTGCAAAGAAAAAAAAGTCTAAACCAGTAGTAGCAACAACTTCCGCTTCTGCAAAACCAGGAAATGCTAATGATGTTTCTACTGTTGGTTTGCCTTCGCAATCTCCACAAACAAGAGGTGATGTTTCTGGTAGCATTGCTTCAACAAATGAACAATTGATTCATTCTTGTGATTTTTCTGTTGCCTTAAAAAAGAATATGGCATTACGGAAATACATAAGAGCTATTGCAAAATGGATTAGAGAAGGCATTAGAAGTATGCAACTACTAATGAGTGGTGCTGATTCATCTGGTGTTTTTTCTCAAGTCATTGATGCATTACAATCAATTGCTGAATTCGTTCAATATGTAAATGATGAGTATATTCAACCAATTATTGAATTTGAAAAATATGTATTGGCAGTTCTTATTAAGATTAGGGCAATTATTCAATGGATTTTAAGTTTACCAGCAAAGATACTCGCAATGTTGAATGAATGTTTAACTAAATTATTGGCCGCTTTAGGTAGCATTATCACTGATGAGTGGGCAGCTGCTGGCGCTGAAGTTGATGCCGAAATGGGAGTTGTTCCAAGTACCGATGCAGGAAAAGGTTTTTCAGAATTAGCTGCAGCGGCAAAAGATGCATATAATGCTACAGCTGATTTATTGTCAGCATCTACTACTGCGGCCGGATTAGCAGTAGGTATTGCAGTTTCTGGAACAGTAGGACTATTAGCGCCAGTTAGTGAATCTGACATTGCTGGTGCAAACGCAACAATAACTGCATACGCTGGAACTATTCCAGACGCTTTAGAAGTTCCTGCTGATCCAGACTTTTTGAAGAAATCGACACCTTAGGAAAATTATGGCAACAAATAGTGATTACGATAAAGCATATGCGTTAATATCTGCTTCGTTAAATTCAAATCCTTCCGACAACTTATTTCAAGAACCGCCATCTGCAGCTGATCCGGATCATCCGCCAGTATCACCATATAATCAAACATGGGATAGTGAGGCAGGTCATTCTATTCAATTAGACGATACTCCTGGAAGAGAAAGAGTAAGGATACAACATGGTAAATCTAAAAACTTTATTGAAATGCATCCTGATGGCAAACAAGTTATAAAAGTTTTTGGTGAAGGTTTTGATATTACAATAGGCAAAAAGAATGTCTATGTTAGTGGTGTATGTAATATTGTAGTTAAAGGTGACTGCAATATGCAAGTTGACGGTGACTTTAATCAGGAAGTTAATGGTGACTATAATCTTGCAGTTAAAGGTAAATTGAATGTGCGGTCTGTTAAAGACACTTCAATTTCTAGTGATGCGAATATGAGTGTTGCGGCTAATGAAAAATTTGGTGGAAGATTAAGATTTGGTGCTGCACAAAGTTTGACATTAAGTTCCAATTTAAATGTTGCTGGAAAAATCACATGTGATAGTTTAACAACAAAACTTAGAGTTAATGCTGGTACTGGCGTTTATGCTGGTCCAGATGGATTCACATCTACACTTGGTGGTTTAAGTCTTGGAAGACCTACACCAGCAACACCAGTCGCAAGTCATGGATGTATTGATATTATTGGTTCAATTACAGCACTAGGTTCAGTAACAGCACCAACAGGAAACTTTTTAAAGACAAATATTGGATATGCCAGTATAGGAATATCTTCTGCAATTTTGATGACAGACTATATCAATACATTTATGTATGATTTACATATTCATCCAACACCAAAAGGTCCTACTGGTTTTCCGACCCCAACGATGATTTAAGGATATATTATGGCAACATTATTTCAAAAATTAGGATACAACTATAGTGATCCACATGGTGACATAACAGAATTTTCTGCAAACACAAAAGCACATTTAGATGCTGTTCCTTCATTAATTGAAGATTGGCAAACACAAGACATTTCAGACAGTAGTGTTAGTGGATATATTAGAAATCCACTTAGTAATGCATCAACAACTATTTCCGTTACTGCAAATACGATGTATTCCACTTTGAACTCAAATGTGACTTTCAGTATCACTGGTGTTGCTGCTGTAATGGCAAATGTTACAAATTTAACCAGTAGTCTTTATACGGCATCAAATAGTTTTAAAGACCATACAGATAGAATTTCTGGTGTAACATCATATGCTGATTACATTACAGAAGCTGGTTCTACAATTGCATCAACGAAACCGTTCAAAGATACTGTTAAAGGATATGCAAGAAGTTTAATGTATATTATATACCAAACAGATGGTATCAGTAATACTTCAATTATGAATGGCGCTTTAACTAGTCTTTTTACTGGTCCAGAAATAAATGTGTATTCAAATTCAGTCCAAACTTATTCTAACACAATAAATGTTAGTCTTACCACAACACCAAATGGTACATCAAATTTGACTTTATCACAAGCGAATACAATATATTCTGGTATTACAGATATAATTTCTTTTATGGATACTAGAAGAACACATGATGAGACATTTTTTACTAATATGAAAAGTATGGTAACTGATTACAAAACAGTAAGACAATTCTCAGATATGGGTGAATCTGAAACAACTTTAGTTAATAATTATACCGGAACAAGTAAACTCCTTACCAGAATTAACTCATAAATAGAAGATGGCAACCACAACTACAAGTATCGTATCTGCGTTTAGTGATTTAGACTTAAATTTCACTATACATCCAGTCAAAAAAGATATCAATCGCTACACAAATGACACAGCGGTTGTAAACTCTATTAAGAATCTTATTTTGACAAATCATTATGAAAGACCCTTTCAACCAAACATTGGAAGTAATGTTCGCCGTCTTTTGTTTGAGAACATGGATACAATTACGGCAACAACATTAGAACAAGAAATAAAACAAACAATCCAGAATTATGAACCAAGAGCAACCATCTCCGCAATCGGTGTTTCTCCAGATTATGAAAATAATGGATTTAAAGTTTATATGGAATTTTATGTTGTCAATAGAACAACACCAATAACAATTAATTTTTTCCTAGAACGGATTAGATAAAGATGGCAAACGCTCGTTTACAAATTTCAGACCTTGATTTTGACCAAATCAAGCAAAATCTAAAAAGTTATCTACAACAACAATCAACCTTTCAAGATTATGATTTTGAAGGTTCTGGTCTTTCCGTTCTATTAGATATTCTTGCCTATAATACTCATTACAATTCATATTACTTAAATATGGTTGCCAATGAGTCATTTTTAGATACTGCTCTTCTAAGAGATTCAGTCGTTTCACATGCAAAAACTTTAGGTTATACTCCACATTCAATTACTGCACCAGAAGCATTGGTAAATATAACTATCGAAACTGCAAATACAACACCTGATATTGTTACTATTCCAAGAGGCACATCATTTAGTTCTTCTTTGATTGACACAACATCTTATAATTTTGTTTTATTGGATGATGTAACTGCAACAAAATCTGGTACAGCATTTTATTATGATAGTGTAAAACTTTATGAAGGTACTTTACCAACATATTCATTTACATACAATCAAAATTCAAATCCAAAAAATACATTTACTTTACCGGATTCTGGTATTGACACAACAACAATTAAAGTTTCAGTTGTTCCAAATTCTGGCAATACATTAACTCAAGTATATACTGCTGTAACAGATATTTTAGATGTTACATCACAATCAACTGTTTATTTCCTACAAGAAGGAAAAAATGGTCAATTCCAATTATCATTTGGTGATGGCGTTTTAGGAAAAGCATTGGATGATGGCTCTATAGTTTCTGTTTCTTATTTGATTACAAATGGTGATGCCGCTAATAAAGCATCATCTTTTGTTCCAAACTCTTCAATTAATGGACTATCAAACATT